TCCCTTGAAATAATCGATGGGAGCGACGGGAAACAGGACTTTGTAGAGGCCGCCAATAGGGAAACTACACCGGGCGATTTCGCCGTCGATGAGGATAACGATGATATTTGGCAGGATTTTTAGGGTTGACAGATTACCGGGTAATGCTATCTTGAACAAAAAAGGGAAACCTATGGGAATAAAACTACGGATCGCACAGGCCATGTTTGGGAAGCAGTTTGTTCATTCGGCCGTCGTATCAAACTTCTTAAATATCTTTGGCTGGAACCCGGCAAAGAACCCCGAAGTTCTTATCCGTAAAGTAAAGGGGTGGGCTTATACCTGCATTAACCGTAATGCGATGGCGTGTTCACAAATCCCGCTTCGGCTTTATCGCATTAAAGGGGTAAAAGGAAAAGCACAAGTAATCCCTGTTAAGAAGAAAAAACAGGCGTTTTTACGCCAAAAGCTCGCAGAACGGGTCGCTGGTGCATACGAACTCGAGGAGGTTACTGACCATCCGATACTGGACCTATTGCGGCAGGTAAACCCATACCAAAACGCTTTTGACTTAAAGAACCAGTCTTTTCAATTTCTCGAGGCAATCGCTAACGCCTTCTGGTACAAGGAACGGGGGGCGGACGGGGAAGTCATAAATATCTGGCCTCTACTCGCCCAAAAAGTAAAAATACTCCCGGATAAGCTTAACGGTATCCGGGGTTTTCAGTACGGGACGGGTGAGAACAAAGAAACTTACGCGCCGGAGGATATTGTCCATTTCAGGAACTCGTCGCTGACTGATCCGTTTTGGGGTGATTCCGCCTTAGCCGCATGTGAGCAAGCGGTCGATTTATACGATTATATGAACCGGTTTGAGATTGCCTCGTTCAAGAATGGCGGCCGACCGGGTGTTATCCTTGAGATTCCCGTCGATGGGTTTGTCGATCCAGAGGAGCGGAAGCGGATGGAGTCTGATTTTCGTAAAAAGTACAAAGGTGTCGATAAAACGGGCAAGTTTATGGTTACATCCGGCGGCGGCAAACTGAAAGAGTTTGGTTTTTCGCCGAAAGAGATGTCGTTCATGAAGGGGAGGACAGCGACACTCGAAGAGATTTGCGGGGCGTTTGGTGTTCCTATTAGCTTTGTGAAGATACAGGAGATCAGCCGGGCAAATATGTTCGCATCGCTGGATTTATGGAGTCAGTACACCATAAACCCCCGATTGGTCCAGTTTGAGCAGAAGCTCAACGAGCAATTCACACCGGATTTCGGTGAGGGCCTTTTCCTGCTATTCGATGATGCCCGGCCGAAGGACGCAGAGTTTCGTCTAAAAGAAATCGAATCACATTTAACCAGCAAATACACCTCCGTTAATGAGGAACGGGAAAACGACGGCCTTGATCCGGTCGATTGGGGTGAATCGCCAATAGAGGCCCCAAACCCCATAGGTGAGCCAGAACCGCCGAAAAAGCAAGCGGCGGTTGATGCGTCAGCGATAGATTCTATTGAAGTTAAGCAGGACGGCCCGGGCAATCCATTACCGAAGCCGGATTATATGCCGGTGGTATTTCGGACACAATTAACAATCTTATTCAAAGAGATCGAATCAGAGATATGTAAAAGATTAGATCAACAGAAATCCATATCGAAAGATATTGAAAACGATATTGTTTCGTCGATATTCGATAAAAAGAAATGGGAGGATCGCCTTGAAAACGATATGTTACCGTTCCTGAAGGGGATTATGGTCCAGGGGGTTATCGATTCCTTAGAGAAATTAAACCCGTCGGCGGTCTATAACGCATCGAGCCCAGCCGTCCTGCAAGCACTCGAGGCCCGCCGGGGCCAGATGAAAACGATTATCGCAACCACCGAGAAGGAAATACGGGGTATGCTTAAAGACGGGATCGAGCTTGGTGAGTCCAGAGGCCAGCTCATTAAGCGTATCCGGTCGAACTTCGACGCAAGGCATAAAGCGGATCGGGTAGTGAGGACCGAGTCTATATGGGCACATAACGAGGGAACAATGCAGGGATGGAAGCAATCCGGCGTTGTTGCCGCTAAGAAATGGGATACGGCCGAGGACGAAAGAACTTGCCCGTTCTGTAACTCGATGCACGGGAAAATCGTCGAAATCGATGAATCATACATCGACAACGACGATACGATAGAAGCCGATGGCCAGTCGTTAAAAATCGGGTATGGTAATGTAGATCATCCGCCGTTACATCCGGGGTGTCGCTGTTCAATACTGCCGGTGCTGATAGAGGACTAAAATGTTCAAGAACTACAAAAATAAGAAACAGGAGTCGAATAATGACAAACGAAGAAAAAAATCAGACCGAGCAGATCGACATCGAGATCGAACAAAAGCTAAACGGTGAAAAACAGCTTGCCTTTGGGATTTGTAAGGCGGCCGAGGTCGATGAGGATGAACGGACGGTTAAAGCGGTCATATCGACCGGGGCTATCGACCGGGACGGCGAGGTTTTGAGTCCAAAGGGTATGAAACACGACAATTTCGTCAAAAACCCCGTCGTGCCTTGGAGCCATAATGCCAGTGAGCCGCCGATTGGAAAAGCGATTTGGCTCTATAAAGGGCGGAAAAAGATCGAAGCGAAAGTGAAGTTTGCGACGACAGACCGAGCCGAAGAAGTCTATCAGCTCTATAAAGGCGGCTTTTTGAACGCTTTTTCGGTTGGGTTTATCCCGTTAAAAGGACACCGGCCGTCGCCAGAAGAAATTAAGAAGGCCCCGGAATTAGCCGACGCACGGTTTATATTCGACGAATGGGAATTGTTAGAGTTTTCACCCGTAACCGTTCCGGCGAACCCGGAAGCACTCGCTACGGCGGTTAAAACGAAAGTGGTTACGATCAGCGATGCTATGCAGAAAGAGCTTCGCCTTGAGGTTGAAGGCGACGATCCCGAGGAAAAAGATGTTGATGTGATGATCCCGATTATAGACATTGTGGAAAAAAAAGTTGAAGTTTGTGCTTTTTACCCCTTGACGGAAGTCGAGATCGAGGTTTAATAGTGATAGTGCTGTTGCGGTATTAGGTATAACGGTCGATTGTGGTATTAGGTGTAAGAGCCGGGGATACCAAATCGATATAAAAACCGGGGATACCGAGGGCGGAAACCATAAGAGATTGACATTAAAATAAAAGAAAGGCAAAAAAATGCTTATCAAACTTTTAGAAATCTGGAAAAACGGCCCAGATACACATGATGCGGGAAAATGCTTCGAGATCAAAGACGAACAGGCCGCCGAAAAACTGATCGCCGATGGTATCGCCGAGAAGTTTTCACCTGAAGCTAATGGATTTGTCAAGGCCGATGCGGTATTATCCCAGCAGGGCATGACAGAGGACGAAGTTAAGCGGGTTGTCAATGACATCCTCAAAACATCCTCAAACTTCAAACAAAACCAAGAAGAATCGGATACCGGCGGGTATGATACCTTCGGGCAGTTTGCAGCAGATGTCAAAAACAGCACAATCACGCATACAAAAACCGGATCAATGGTTGCGTATCTTGAAAACCAAAAAGCGTCCGGGATGTCCGAGGGCGTAGATTCTGACGGCGGCTATGCCGTACCGACGGAGTTTCGTAATACGCTGATGAAAAATGTCTTGGAAGCAAGCTCGATCCTCGGCAAATGCCATAAAATACCTATGGCGACAAACTCGCTCGAGGTCCCGATTATCCAAGAAACGACCCATCAAGGGTCTGTTTATGGCGGTGTTATTGTTTACCGGGTCGCCGAGGCCGCTACAATCGCTTCCAGTAAGGTAAAACTTGGCAAGGTCCGTTTGACTTTAAGCAAGATTGCCGCTTTGTCGTATGCGACAAACGAGCTACTCGAGGACAGCCCGATTTCGATGGAAGCATTGATCGGCAACAGCTTCACTGAAGCTCTTGCCTTCCAGATCGACGAAGATATCATGAACGGGACGGGTGTGGGCCAGATGCTTGGTGTGCTTAATGCACCCTGCTTGGTTTCCGTTGCAAAAGAAACCAGCCAGGCGGCCGACACAATCGTTAAAGAGAACATCTTTAAGATGTGGAGCCGTATGTTGAGCCGTTCTCACAAAAACGCTTACTGGTTCGCAAATCAGGATACTTTCCCGCAGTTAGCCGATATGACAATTGGATCGGGTACAGCCGTTCGTCCGATGATGGTTAATAATACCATTTTGGGTCGCCCTGTGGTACTGACTGAGCATTGTCAGACAATCGGTGATGTAGGCGACATCGTGCTTGGTGATTTCAGCCAGTACCTTGTCGGCCAGAAGGCCGGTGGGAGTATCAATACCGCAACCAGCGTACACCTTAAGTTTGTTGAGGACGAGGCGGCCTTCCGCTTCACAGTACGGATCGACGGGCAACCTTGGATGCCTTCGGCACTGACACCGAAGAACAGTAGCAACACGCTATCCAGCTTCATCGTTACCGCCGCTCGAGCGTAATAGCAAACCAGTATAGCCCGGTGTTTAACCGCACCGGGCTATTTAACGAAAACAATGTCTCATGTTTGGAGATTAGAAAAATGAGTGAACTTCTTTTTAATTTGGTTCCCGCTGTTGCGGGTACAACGCTTGGCACTCCCGTCGCTGATGCAAACGCTGGCGGGTCTGTTACGGATGCGGTTAATCTTGAAAAATACCATACCGCGATGTTCGTTTTGCAGTTTGGAGCAAGAACCGGAACCACAGCGGCCCCGGTTATCACAGCACAGAGTTGTTCGGCGGCAGATGGTACGGGGGCAACGGCGATGGCTTTTGAGTATAAGCTCGTCAATGCCACTGACACAAACACCGACTGGACGGCTGTTGCCGCTTCCGGGCTCACGCCAGCGACGGCTGATAACTATGCTATCGTGGTCCGTATCATCAATGAGAATCTTACTGATGGCCATGAGTTTGCCCGGCTATCACTGACCGAACCGGCAAACGATCCGCAGGTTATGGGTTGCCTGGTTATCATGAAAGATTGCCGGTACGATGCGGGTGTGATGCCGTCAGCAAAAGCATAGTCTGAATCCTTCTTTGCTCATTGGGGCCGGGTGGTTCCCGGCCCCTGTTTTTAACAAACAGGACGATAAACTTCTCTATTAAGGACTCCAATGATGCCAGAACCAATAAAGATCGGTCTTAAATCAATCACTGCAATTATAGCAATTCTCTCTTTTTTATTCGGGTCGCTTTGGAGTGTTGCGAAGGTCAGCTACAATGCGGGATCACAAAGCGATACGACCCGAACAGAAATTCAACGGGTCGAATCAAAGACAAAATTAAACTGTACTAAGATACTTGGCATAGAAACATCACTCCAGAAAGAAATAAAGCGATCAAGAGAGATCGATGCTCAACAAAAAGATGTACTGCACCGACTCGATAAAAACATTGCAATTCAATCTGTCGTCCTGAATAAGCTCGAAAAGAAGCTCGAATAATAATTAAAAGGGCAAAGATAATGCGATATTTACTAATCTGGTTAATGTTGGTGGGTGTGGGGTTTGGGGGTCTTTATGGCAGTGGCAGTGGCAGTGGTGATGCTTCTGCTTCTGATATATCGGATGCGATAGACGGCAACGATGATTACATCCACAATTTTACGGTTACTGTAGCAGCGAACGACTCTGCGGCGTGGCACAAGAACCAAGCTGACTTTGTGTGTGACGGGACGGCTGATGATGTGCAGATACAGGCGGCAATCGATAAAGTGTTGTCTGATTGCTCAAAGGGAGGAGTTGTGTTATTACTTCCTGGTACATTCTATTGTTCGTCAGAGATAACACTCCGCACAATGGTTTCTTTGACGGGTATTCCAAACAGTAACATCCAAAACACTGTAGTGCAGTGGGTTTCTGGTTCTAATTGCGATGGGTTAGTCTATGTCGCTGATGATAGCGAGGGCGAAGCGTTGCGCCCATCTGTGGAGAAGCGGGGCCAATTTACAGTCGCTAATCTTAAACTTGACAGTAACAATGACGGCAATTACTGGGTTATTAACATTACATCTGACAACGCCGCAACGGATTATATTTACGACTGTATGTTTGAGAGAATTTACTGTGAGGGCGGCGGTGATTCTGCTGACAATTCGCATGGGTCTATGTATATTGAACGATGTTGGTCAACCCGTATCGTAGATTGTCTTTGGGAGAACAGTAAGGGATATGGACTTTATCTTGGCAATGCTAACCAACCCCGTATTGAGCGATGTTATTCTTCGCACAACTTAGGTGATGGTTACTTTCTGCAGGGTTCAAGTATTCAAATGATGCAGTCTTGCGGGGCAGATTGCGGAGATGCTTCAACAAATTCTAACGGTATTGTAATTAACGGGACACAACACGCCCAACTTGTTAACTGCCTTGCGATTGCAAATTATGGTAGTGGCTATCGCATCAATGGTTCAAGTTATTCATCTCTAACAAACTGCACAGCGAAAACTAATGCCATTAACGCAACTTGGAGTCTGGCGGGATTTCAATGTTCAGGGTCAAATAATATAGGACTAACATTTAACAACTGTATCGCTTATGATAATGGCGGATTCGGTTGGTTCATCGCAACGGACTACACTCGGTTACTTGGTTGTTCTCTGCAAGATAACACCTCAGGTATTCGACTTCAAAACACGCATACAGGGACTTATCTTGATTGTATTATGGACAATTCTGGCACGGAGTATTCGATTGAGTCGCCCGGCGAATCACCAATGTTTGCCTTACATGGATTTCAAGAAACTGTTTCAGCGGCGTCTTTTAATATCGAGGCAAGCTATAACGGTCGGGTCTATATCGCCGATTGTTCAAGCAATAATGTAAATGGTAACTTACCGGCTGCGATTGTCGGCCTCGAATACACATTCAATGTTACTGACGGCACAAACGATTTAATCCTTGAGCCGGACGGCACGGATACTATCAAATTGGCTAACGGAACAAAGACGGATGTTGCTGGTGATTATATAACCAATGGCACAGCTAATGCCGCAGATGACGGATGCCGCCTAAAATGTGTGATTGCGGGCGTGTGGGAACATTATGACAGTCGCGGAACATGGACGGAAGAATAAATGAAACTATTAACACCCTGCATAGTGATAGATTAACTTTAGCCAAAGGAAACTAAAAATGAACAGATTAGGCAAAGTAACAATCGGGCTGGTAATGGCAATGATGCTGGCTATCGGCGTAACTTGGATGGCAACCTATGAGGCGAAAGCGGCGACGATTGCAAGTCAGACATTCGTGCTTCCGTCTTCGTCGAGTGTTACTCATTCAGCGAACACTTATATTATCCTATGGGATAGATCGACGGGTGACCTTGTCGCTGACGCAGGCACGGTTGCGGCGGGGAATACTTGGACGGGCGGCGACATAGCCACTGCTGTACACGCTGAAAACGGGACGGTCTATACGGCTACGATTCCAGCGTTAAGCGACGCTTACAGATACGCTATGGCAATCTATGATGCAGCATCACCAGCCAAGACAGATGTCCCGACGATGGGGCCATTCCTGTATAACGCCAAAACAGGGGCGGTATTCAGCGATACAAACCCGATTTATATGGACGAAGTTGAAACACGATAACGCAACATAAAAAGGGGTTTTATTATGGCTCTTACAACAACGGCTAATTTTAAGGCGTATGCAGGAGTTACCGGATCAGACGATGATAATCTGATCGCCGCATTGATCGTCAGGGCTCAATCTGCCATCGAAAAGCATTGTCGGCGTATATTTGACGCAACGGACTATCGGGAGTTTCATGACGGCGACGGATCGAGCGAGATCATCCTTCATAATTTCCCGATAATCAGCGTTAATATGATTGGTGTAGGCAGACAGGACGCTTTCCAGATCATCAATACATCATCAGACGCTTATCATGCATTCGTATCTGTTTCTGCAACAGAAATACAGCTCGTCGTCCAAGGCGGAACGAATGATGACGACACCAGCTTGACGCTTGCTGACTATGGTACAATGACTTTGCTGATTGCGGCGATAGAGGCCCTTGCTAAGGGCTGGGGCGTACTTAGTCCGGCGGCGGCCTATTCGGTATGGGCTGCCTCCGAATTGCTACCTACGGGCAAAGGGCTACGCTGTTTGGGCGAGTATGCGGCGGTACAGATACCGGGCGAGCCGGAAGCTGATTTCGTAACCGATACGACATCGGGTATCGTCAAGTTATTTGGTCGCTTCAGTCCGGGGTTTGAGAATATCATTACCCGTTACCGGGCCGGGTATGAAACCGGTGAAATCCCGGCCGACCTTGAACAGATATGTATTGATCTTGTTAATGTCTATTATCAAGCGAAGGATATTAACGCCTCCTTGCAGAGCGAGCGGATCGGCGATTATCAATACACAAACCGGGCAGAATCCGCACAAGACGGGTCGTTACCCGGCGGGATCACAGACCGGCTTGATCTATGGAGGACTCGGGTTTGATAAACTTACTGGTCCATTCTTGCGTTGTCAAGAGTATATCGTCAGCACAGACAGATCAAGGGACTTACGATCCGACCTATGCAAACCGGATCGCTTCCCTTAAATGCTTGATCCAAGGGAAAACGCTTTCGGAATCCGACGAGTTTAGCAGAAAAACTCTACGGAATGTTTATCGGCTCTATTGCATAAATAATGCGACAAATGCGGCGATTATCGAGAGCGACCGGGTTGTTTGGGGTACTCGTACCTTTGAGATCACCGGGATAAAGGATGGTGGCGGTCAATCCCATCATCTCGAAATAGAGCTTAGAGAAGTTAGAAAGGCAGATTGATGAGTAAAATACCCGGCGGCTATCTCGAATGGAACGGACAGCAGATGTTTATGGTGGCGACAAAAGAAACTGTCAAGGCCATGAAACAAGCGGCGATCCACACGCAGGGTGTTGCGAAAAATATGATAGGAAAAGGCGGCGGGAAGCCACACCGTCCGTCTATGCCCGGTAATCCGCCAAGAAGAGACACAGGCATCCTTGCTTCGTCCGTGTCGTATAGTGTAAAGGTCCGGGGGTTTACAGTCAAAGGGATGGTTGGTTCCGACAGCGACAGGATACGGGGCCGTAGGCCGGGAACCGATCCAATGTACGGGCTTTGGCTCGAAACGGGGACTAACAAGATGGCGGCCCGGCCTTGGTTAAAACCGTCGCTGATAAAAGCGACACCGAAGATCGTATCGATATTCAGAAAGGCATTATCGAAGCTATGATTACTGACCTTGCACAAGCGATTATGACACGGTTCAACGAAACACCGGCTGGCGATGCACTCCGAGCGGTGCTTACGGGCGGCTTATGGTTTACGCAAGCGAAGCCGGACCAAGCATTTCCTTACGCAGTCTTTCGATGGGATGGATCAAATATCGATGAGATATGCGGCGGCCAGAACCAGCGGCTTGAAACAGCGACGATTACGGTAGAAGTATTCTCGAATAACGACGACGGCGGGACCGAGGTGTTTGATGCGGTCGAGAAGTTTATGGACCATTTCGATTGGTGTGAACTGACATACCCAAGCGATATATTAGGCGATGAATTAGTTACCAATGGCGATTTTGCTGTTGAGAACATTGGAAGCGAATGGACTTACAACACTCCTTGGTTTTGGCAGACGGCAGGCGATTCATATGCTCGCATTGATGGCCCTGCGGGTCTTGGCAACCTCGTTCAGACATTAGCAATAACAAGTGGCAAATTATACAGGGTATCTTTCGATGTAAGCACTTCTGAGTCCGCACCAATCCCTTTGTCTGGGTTGTTGGGAGGTGAGTCTTTTAATGCAGCAAATGGCAGTAATTCGGTTGATGTAACATGTGGAAGCACAGACCTTGATATTATTTTTCGGGGCGGTGCGAATGCAGGCAAATATATCGGGCTAAACAACATATCCGTCAAAGAACTCGATCATAGGTACTCGCATATCGCATTTAAGAGAAATAGCATTGTAAATCGTGGAAAACTTGATAATATATGGATGATTGAAATTGAATATGAGGCGATGTTCTCGCACTAAGAAAGGGGTCATAAGATGGCTTATCATGGTAAAAACGGAAACGCTGTTTTTTCGGCGGCACTTGTTAATC